ATATCAGGAATACCATCATCTAAACCAGTCTTCTTTAGATCTCTCGATTCTATAAAGTCTTGTAAGTGTTTCTTGGGATCTGTAACTGGGGTCATGAGTTCTTACGTTTCTCTTTAAAAACATAGAGCTTACTCCATAGCTTCCTCCAAAGAGAATAATAAAACTGATAGCTACGGTTGTCATTTCAATTTTCTATGTTTAACTGTATTCTAAGACTAGTAAAACTTTAAAATGACCATAGAAGATCTAGTCAGGCACTTTATAGAAGCTTCAATCAGTGGTGCAAGTAAGACTCAAGTTCTAAGAAAATTCAAAGAAACATATAATTTAGACGATAATCAATTAAAAAAATTAGAAAATTTAGCTTCATTTAAAGAAAAACCTAGAAAAATAAATTATAAAGCGTTTTATAACAACAATATTACGAAAGAATCTCAAAGAATTTATTATCCATTTACTCAGATTTATAAACAAGAAAACTTCTTATCAGATATTGAATGTGATCAACTAATATCAATGATATCAAAAAGTCTCAGACCATCTACTGTCGCAGATCAAGGAGATACTTGCCTTGTGAATAGCTATAGAACTAGTAAAACTTCTGATTTAAATTACTTTACAGATCCTTTTTATTTAAATATTGATAAAAAAATAGCAAATTTTATGAATTTAGAGCCATTTTTTGGAGAAACAATGCAAGCTCAAAAATATGAAGTAGGTGAATATTATAAAGAACATTATGATTTCTTCTCACCCTTTAATCACGAATTTAAAACTTATTGTGAATGGATGGGACAAAGAACTTGGACAACTATGATTTATTTAAATGACGTAGAAGAAGGAGGAGAAACATATTTCAAGCATTTAAATTTGAAAATTAAACCAAAGAAAGGCTTATTAATAGGATGGAATAACTTATATATAAATGGCTTCCCTAACTATAAAACGATGCATGAAGCTTTACCACCAATTAAAGGTTCGAAATATATTATTACTAAATGGTGGAGAAGTTGGAGTCTGATTTAATTACCATTTAACTTTATGTGACCAGTATCGAGCAGAAAACTTATCAGGATTTGAATCTTGAGCATTATGTCTTGCATAGTATGATTTCTTTCTAGCTTTATCTTTTGCTGTCTTTGGATTTTTTCCAGCCCCCTTTACTCCCTGTTGACCAAATCTAATTATCTTTTCCTTTCCATCCTTACAAGCCTTTACAACATGAGATTTTGTTTTGTGACTAGGAGTCTTCTTAGGTTTATTACATTTCAAATGATCCTTTGAAAGTTTTTTAGCTTTTGCTCTCTTCGTTTTGTTTGACATCCTCTTCTGTCTCATACTTGTAAGTCAGTGTCGATCTTAAATGCCACTGATGTTTTTTGTGTTCTCGACCACGATCAGCTGCCATGTCTTGAGTAAGATCATCACCAATCATTCCAGCATATTTTGCTAATTCTTCGAAAAGACTTGCAAGCATGTCGTGAACTACGCTTAATTCTAAGATGATTTTATCTTCGTCATATGGATTACTCATATCAATTTCTTGCATTCTCGTAGAAAATAAATTATTTACAGATAATGGAGTCATTATATTTATTGATCTAGCATGCTCTGCAATCGTATCTACACCTGCATGCATCTCATCCTGTATGTCACCTGTTAAAAGATGGACTTGATAAAATTTAGAGCCATTTAAACCCCAATGAACTAATCTAGTTGTTTCTAAAACAAACATAGAATCTCTTAAAACTTGAATAACTAAGTCATCAACAAGCTTTCTGTCTTTCGAATTAACTGCATCCATTAAAGAATTTTTATAGTACCTTTCTGTACCTTAGCTCGAATACTTTGATCTTCGCTACCTTCTGTTCTAGCTAGAGCATCTGGCATACGTGCCCGTTGTAACTCAGGCATATATTCCATAATCTTTTGGCTTTTATCTCTTAAAAATGCCTTAGCGTTAGCTTGAGATCCATCCGATGTAGAAGTCATTTGTTATATACGAAGTTGCTTTATCTGAAGATAGAACCTTAATAGAAACACTATTATCGTCCATCCAATGCTTTATTTTACCAAGTCTTTTCTCCGTGTAATGTAAATTAGACGGTTTATACCATTCTCCTAGTAGTAGAGAACCTTTTGCTCTATTACAACTAGAGCAAGAACATAGCATATTTGATTTAACATTATGACCACCTTTAAATTTAGGTAGTATGTGATCTATCGTTGCGGAATCTATATCTAAATCTTTTTCACAGTACGCACATTTCCATTCCCAAGATTCAAAAATTGATTGTCTAAATTTTCGTCGGGCATTTTGAGGTGATAATTCAATGAGATTTACTAAAAGATCTTGCTCGCAATTAATCACATGTATTTTGCAACCTTGAGAAAACTCTATGCTGCATAAACTTGCATAAATATATGTTTTATTCCATTAATGGGACTAATTCAACATCTTCCTCTATTTCACAGTCTGATTCTTCCAACAATCTTAATAAATAATAATGAATTTTCTCAGTTACCCATTTTAAATCTTCGTCTGTAACATCGTTAAATATTGCATTTAAAGATAAATCACGGGAGGGGGTTCGAATATGATCAGCTAACAATCTAAGGGCTTTATATCTTTTTTGATTCATCTCCGATAACATTTCATGTAACCTCTGCAATATCAATTTTTTCTGAATCTGCAGCAGAATCTAATATTTCTTTATTTAAAATTTGAATTATTTCAATTGCACCTAGGACTTTCATGTAAGATTCTTTTAATTGACCTAATTCTAAATCTTTTAACTTTATATCATTAGATAAAGCAGTCTGCTGTTCAATTAGCTGCTTCATTGTATCTTCTAATTTCTCATGTGAAACTGTACAGGACATAATAAATATTCTACTAATTTGAGTATAGCTTCCTAAATTTTATCTAGCTACTAGCAATCATTAAAGTCTCTAGCTACCTGTCCACCTATATCGGATCCTTTATCCTGAGCAAACATAGTAACAAACCCTGCGGCTAACCAACCAACAATTGGTATATTGCTAACCATAGGAGCAGCTTTAACTCCTACAGAGGCTCCTACAACTCTCCCTGTGGAGTTACCACTTCCTTCTACCTTAAGACATGCTATATCTTTTTCAGTCATCAGAATGCCGTCTTTAGGCTCTGTAGTAGATCCACCATTCATCGTGTAGGTTTCTCTTAAATTTAATTTAGATTTTTTATTACCAAATAGACCTTTTGGTTCTTCTACAAGTTTTGTTCTCTGAAGAATTGCTGGATCATTAGATCTATAACTAAGTCTATAGCCATCTTCAGATGCAATTAAATCATACGAAGTGTAAGGACCTACAGGTAAATTTAAATTTGGATATGGAGTTTTAAATTTTGATGAAATTAAAGTATTCATCAAAGAAAGATTAGATAAACCCAAAATGGATACTAAAGCTATTATTCCCCAATTTCTTTTTTGTTTGTAATACATTTCACTTATTATTACTCTCAGTAATAATTTTAATCGGAGCCTGCTCTATACGCAATATTTGAGTAGCTACTGCTGGTTGACTTTTAGAAACATCCTTGTTTTTATCACCTTTTTTACGTGATGCCTCAATCCCGAATGTGGAAATCGCCCCCGTTAAAATCGAAGCCGGAAAAGTTATATCCTTGGGTTCATTACTATAACCTGGGATAGAAATGTAATTTAGGCTGACGATAAAACCGCTCCACCCGATTACGACAAGCCTTACTATGACTGAGATAAACGCTAATTGCTCATCTTTGTCATCTATGTTTTCTTTAATTTTTGCAAAAACATTTTTCTTCTCTTGTGATTTAGAAGAATCTTTTAAATTTTCAGTCATTTTATAATCTAATTAATACTAAGTTTCGCTCATGTAAACTTATGTATAGCAAGCAATAAGTACAGAAAAATGAGAAAATTACTCCCTTTGTTAATATTGATATTTGCACCAGCGGCCAAAGCAGATATCACTTCGAAGCTCAGTAGCAGTGTACAATTAACCACTAATGCTGCAGCAACACAAGTTGAGAGGATCGGGACAACATATGCGGTTTCGGGATCAGGAGTGGATACGACATATACACCAAGTGGTGGTAGTGCAGTTTCTGATGGTATAGGAGGATTGACTATAGCTAGTGGGGTAGGTTCAATACCAGCTTTAGAAGTTACGCAGAAAACAGCTGGTAACAGCTTCTCATTCACACAATCCTTTACTCAAGGAGATGCGGTTGCTACAAGTGCTCCTAGTGTTGGAGCGGTAGGTAATTTTAGTAATCAAACATCCACTGCATCAGGATCTGCTGGGGATTTAGCAGGCACAATTACCACATCTGGAGCAGTGACTTTAGTAGGCGGAGGTGCAGGCACAAGTGCTATTGGGCAATTCGTAAGCGAGATTAGCATCAAATGAAATTAGAAAATCATGCTTTTGCTGTCAAAAACCAAGAAGATAAAAAAAATCCTGAGAAGTGTGATACCTGTGGTCGTATTAAGCTCATTGAATGTACCTGTAGAAAGCGTTCCTGTCGTACCAAACTTTCAGACTGGTAGTCTTACGAGCCATACAGAAACCACTTCTACGGTTACGGAGACTATAAATGTGATTGATTATCAAACTGGCTGGCAATATACCGTAACTGGTAATAACATAAGTACAGATGCAAGTAGCTTGGTTCCTCCAGCTCAGAGTGTTACTCAGTCAGTAAATGGTGTAAATTCGACGTGGACAAACTTAGATACAACAAATATGCCAAACTTTACGGTGACAGATTCAAGCAAACCGTGGCAACTAACTACTACTCTCAGTCAGCCAGGATTAAAATCACAGACCATAATACAAAGAACAACAGAGATAACTTCAGTCACAGACACAGTTTCAAGCTTCAGTCAGTAAAATATCTACTCTTAGCTTTAAATATATTTAGTGTTCCTATCTATGCCAATGAGGTAGGAGGGGTGTCAGCCACAGCGAATCCAATAGCAAATAGTTCTGGTTCAGTATCCAATTTGGCTGTCCAAAATCTATCGGGACCATATATAACTAATACTCATGGAGGTGGAGTGTCCTGTCAAGGAGCAACCCTTAGTGTCACTCCTTTTGCAACCCTTCAAGATTCATGGAAGGAGCCTTATGAAGATAGTTACATGGACCCAGTATTCGATAACTCAGATTTAAACAATGATGGAGTATTAGATAATCCTGGATCAGTTCTCTACTACAAACCTACTAGAACCGGTCAAAAAACTAATCATAGTATTGGATGGGGTATCAGTATGAACATAACCATACCCTTGGATAAACGACACAATGAAGGTTGTTTAAAGGCTGCTAGTACTCAAAATCAAATAAATCAACAATTATTAGCTAATAAAAGATTAGATTTTGAAATGGCAAGATTAAAGCATTGTGCGGAGCAAGAAAAGCTTGGAGTTACCTTTCATCCATCAAGTCCAGCTGCAAAATTATGTGAAGATATTGTAGTTTCAAACCCTCATGGAGTCGTTCCTAATCATCAGCATTCGATTCAGAAATAAGTTTCTTTTTTCTTTTTAATCCTTTAAATCTTTCTCTATCTTTTTTTCCAAAAAAACCTTTAATTTTTTTAATTAATTGCTTTATTAATGGCTTTATTAATCTTAATAACAGAGGTGTTGCCGCAGCTGAAGCGGTTGCTACTACAGCGATTGCAGCTGTTGTACTAGCTTGTGATGTATTTGGTAATAATTTCTCAACTGGGGAACTTGGTTCGTATAAAACTATGCAAGTTTTTTTATCAACACTCAGTTCATGACCTATAACTATCTCTTCTCCATTGCGTGTTAAGTCTCCTACTCTAGGCTGATTTGGAGCAGGGCAATCAATTTCTGTTTGTAGTTGAGGAATATTATCTAAATTTGGTTCAGGTGTTTCTAATTCTGGTGAAGAGTTAACTGTAGGTGCAGCTACATCTTCTACATAAATTAAATTTTCAGGTTCATAATTTATAGGCTCAAAATATGGAGTGGTTCCATCACACAAAACTCTGTTTCCTCTGTCATCCTCTTCAATAAGTTTTTGAGAATTTAAATTAGCAGGATTAAATTTTACACAACCTGGAATCTCTATTATTGGATTACCAATCTGTAAAGTTATAGGAGGAGTTTTTGGTAAAGATTGTATAGGTGTATGAATATAACTGTTTATAGGAATGATATTTAAATTATTTACAGATATTTCGTTAATTTCAGTCAATTTTAAAACATCGATTTAGGTATTACATCACCAGTTGCTTCCGGTAGTGATAGTGAATCACCAAGAGCACTTCCTAAACTGCCTGTAACCGCTTCTAATGCCTTCTCCTGTATGCTATTTACAATTGCATCCTTATTTAAATAAATGGTAAACCCAGCTCCTACAACAGTCAATGAAACCACACCCGAAGCTACAGCTATTGCATTAAAAATTTTCTGCATTTTTTAAAAAAATCTTGTATTTTTATTCTACTGTTATCTTTATAAAGATTCAAGAGCTGTAACTTTTGCGGATAGTTCTTTTACAGCGTTAATAAGATACCAAGTAAGATTATCAGTATCAACAGACTTAACTCCAGATACTTCTGTTTTTACAACTTCTGGTAAAAATTTTTCAATCTCTTGAGCTATAACTCCTAATTGTGTTCCTTCTTTTTCCACAACAGCAGAGCCGCTTACATCTTTTAGCTCAGGTGAATCATTTTCGATTTCCTTTTTAGTTTTATATTCAAAGTTTTTAACTTGTATTTTTTTCAAAATATCTAAACCAGAATTATTATTAACTATATTCTTTTTTATTCTTATATCAGAAGTAGTTGACCAACTTGAACTGTTATTTCCTTGATAAACTCCACCTCCACCTGGACTAATAAATCCTGTTTGAGTACCTTTACCTTGAGTGTTATATCCCAGAACTATCTCGTAGTTAGCGTTTGTAGCACCTGCCATAGAGAAAGCACCTAAATATATTCCATACTGTCCATCTACTATGTCATTACCAGCACTGTACCCTGCTGCATGACCAATACATACTAAATTACTACCTGTTGTTATGTCGTAACCAGCAGATGCACCAATTACAACATTAGAAGATCCAGTTGTCGCACTTCCAGCTGCGGTTTGTCCTAAATAAGTATTTCCAGTTCCAGTAGTACTGTTAGTACCAGCAGCGTAACCCATACAAGTGTTATGAGTACCAGTCGTACAAGCGTCTAAAGCATAATTACCAATTCCTATATTATAATAAACATTAGTATTTATATTTTGACAAGCACCTTCTCCTATACCCATGTTGTCATATGCATTAACGGCTGCTGACGACATTGCCTGTCTACCAATTGCAATATTTCTACTTCCTGTGGTCAGAGATTGCAGTGCTTGACTACCAATAGCTACATTGGAACCTCCAGTTGTTATAGCACCTCCAGCAACATTACCTACCCCAATATTTTGAGTTCCAGTTGTGTTAGATGCTAAAGCTGAACTACCTACAGCCGTATTATTATTAGCTGTTGTACTAGCTGCTAAAGCTACCTTACCTACTGCAACATTGTCAGTTCCAGTAGTATTTGTTCTTAATGCTCCAAATCCCAATGCTGTATTATTTCCACCAGTAGTGGTTGCTCCCATTGCATTCTTACCAACAGCAGTATTTTCACTTGCAGTAGTATTCGCATCTAAAGCTGCCATACCAATAGCAACATTATCTGCTCCAGTTGTGTTCACCTTTAAAGCTTGAGAACCTACTGCTGTATTATTACTTGCAGTAGTGTTTGCCTGTAAAGTTGATCTACCCACGGCTACATTAGCTTCACCAGTTGTATTAGCACCTAAAGCATTGTTACCAACCGCTGCGTTTTCTAGACCTGTAGTATTAGCATCTAAGGCATAAGCTCCTAAGGCTGTGTTTTCTGTCCCAGTTGTGTTTGTTAATAAAGCATTTCTTCCAACTGCGGTGTTGTTATCTGCAGTTGTATTTGATGCCAATGCACCTTGTCCAACAGCAGTATTACTGTCTCCTGTACTGTTGTCTCCTAATCCACTATTACCTACTGCAATATTAAAACTTCCTGTAGTGGTTGCATCTAAAGTTTCTTTTCCTATCGCTACATTACCATCACCAGTTGTAATATCATTTCCAGCATCTTTACCAAATAACGTATTGTTATTAGCATCTGTACCACTAAAACTAGCTCCTGCACCTGTACCACCTACAGTGTTATCTTGTGCATCACTCGTAACTCCACCCGAAACTGTAGAAAATGAAAGTACTCCTGCACCATCTGTAACCAAAGCTTGTCCTGAACTACCTTGAGCTGTTGGAAAAGTGGCAACTTTAGTCCCATTAGAAGCAATAGAAACTAATCCACTACCACTTCTAAATATTCCGGTATCTAAATCTGAAGTAAACGTAACACTTGGAACGGAATTTGTACCGTCTGGAAATGTCCCACCAGCATTTAAATAATCTGCACCTGCAAAGATAACTCCAAAGAAAACTTCTCCAGAAGCTGGAGCAGAACTAAAAACTATATTTGTACCTAAAAGTTTAAATCCTTTAGATCCTGTAGAATCAGGTTCTTGAACTACACCTCCAATAGATATTAATAATTGACTCTCATACTTTGGAAAAGGAACAGGTGAAGAACCTCCTACCTGTAAAGCAAATGATGTAGTACTACCATTAAAACCACTAGAAATATCATCTACAGTTTTGTAATCTTCGTTGGCTCTTATGTCATTACCAATATAAGGCATGCTTACCGAAATCTCTTATTACTTCTTCTATTTTACAGAGGCTAATTTTAAGTATTAGGACCAGTAGTTGAAGGTTGTGTCGGCCAAACAACATCATTAGGAGTTTTATCTTTATAAGTCTGAGGAATATCTCTTATGCTTTGTCTATATGCAGCCCACTGAGCTTGATCTACAGAAGCACCTGTTGTCATTGTCCAGTCTGTACTTTGTAATATTCCATCTCTTTTAGCTCTGATACTATCCCAAGTTAGTCCATCAGCAGCTTCTATAGTATTTCCAGCCGCAACCCATTCTTGAATTGCATCATAATGTGTATTACCTACTGTTAACGGTACAGACCATTCAATACCATTTATAGTTGCATTTATAGAGGCGTTTGCTCCTGTATCAAGAACAGATGCAACATATTTTGCTGAAGTGATTGTAAAATCGTTCATAATTCTGCGTCGTAAATTAAATATCCAGAAGTGTTGGCAAAGTTAAAGATGCCTGGATCTCCATTACCCATTCCACCTGATGTCGTAATGTTAAATCTATAGTGCATTGGGCTTGATCCAGCACTTTCAACAGCGAAATTTGTAGCTATTAGGGTTGTAGTCCAACCTCTCCAAAATTGAAAATGTCCAGTAAGACTTCTTGATTGGGAAGGAGTTTGTCTCATTAATACAGGAAATATTTGTGTAAGCATAGGATTTGCACCATTTACTGTATGTCCATAAGCTAAAAATCCATCAGCACCTGACATGGTAACTGCACCGCCACTTCCTAAAGGAGCAGCATTACCTTGATAAACTACACAATACCTCTGACATAAAGCAAGCTCCTGAGCGAATGACCTATTCTCAAAATCTGTTGCCACGCTGCTTACTTCTAATTGGATTCCTGTAATTTCAATTGTTGAGTCATTTGTTGTCCACCATGATGAAGGTTGGTCTTTGCTTCTTGAAGCTGATGACCAAGTTGCCCATGCGTCATTAGTAACTCCAGAATCTGTATAGTCTGCACCACCAAAAAATATTGGAAAAACTTGAAAACCACTTCCGTTGTTATTATCAATCTGCAAATTAGAATTCCCAGGAATTGTCTTTGTTATTTTTGTCCAAGTATTAGCAGTTAATGTTCCTAAACTAAACGGATAAATGTAATTTGTACCATCTACTGTTTTTATAAATCCAAAATATTCTTGGCTTACACTCGCTTTTACATAATAAGATAAGGTTAGAAAACTTGAGCTTGAGTTATAATTCCAACCACTATTTCTTACATTTTGTGCTTCTATATTTTGATTGAAGTTTAAAAGCCTGTTATTTCCAAATCCACCTGTTTGGTTTCCATTTGTTATTTTTGTACACTTTGAAAATCCTTTTGCAAAAGGGTTATCACCAGAATCGCTTGACACTACATCTGACTGAGCAAATGTTGGTGATTCATCAGTTCCAGCATATTCATGTTTCCAACGATCTAAATCTCCATATCCATTAGCTGTAGATGACGTACCACGTTGAGCCACTTGCATAGCTCCGTTAATTATTAAATTACGATTACCTAACTGTCCAGCTAAAGGAAGAATATCATTTGTTAAATCTTGTTTTTCAGCTGCTGTAAAGTTTGTATTCTTTACATTCGTACTAAGTCTGTCTGAACTTACTGTATTAAGAGCCATTTGTTATACCTCCCTAAGTTTGATCAAGATAACTTACAGTTGCATCTATAGAACTTGCAGTTCCTGCTCTTATTCTAAGAACATCATTTGCCTGCATAATTATTTTTGAGCCACTTATTATTTCTAAAGAACTACCTGCAGGAACAGGAGCATTTTTTATAAGGTGAACATTATCACCACTTGTAACAAGAAATACATCTACTTGAGCACTAGCTCCTGAAGTATTTGATAATAAAATACTTAGTAAAACTAAAGTTGAACTGCCACCTGCTGTAACAATATTTGTGTTCGTATTACTAACAGCGTCTGTTACAACGTTTAGTTTTGTGTCACTTTTGAAGGTATTTGCCATATCAGCCTAAAGCAAGAATTAATGCAAGTTGATCAGAAAAGTTGGTAGAAGTTGCAGATAGTGTTCCTGTTATAGTCACATTACCTGGAATTGTTACCGACCCATTAGAATCTATTGTAAGACGGCTAACCCCTCCAGTAACTAATGATATATTGTCAGCTGAAGGACTAATAAGACCTGTATTTGCATCTCCTTGAAATTTAAGACTACAATTAGATACTGATCCTAAAGCTAAAGCAGAATTAGATCCATCTGATCTTAATAAAGGAAAGCCTCCATTTGTAATTGCATCATGTATTACAACAGTCCGTAATGAAGTATCTACTGTAACTTCACCATCAGCACCTTTAAAACCAGTGTGCTCAGCTGTTGTTCCTCTTCTAAATTGAACTTGGGTTGCCATAATATTATCCTAAAGCCACTGCTATTGCAGTAGCAAAGTCCTCCGTTGCAAAAGCGGTAGGCATATTAATTGTAACTTTATTACCTGTTGCAGCAGTTGTTATATTTGTTCCTCCTTCAATGTCTAAAACTTCTGAATTTAAATCAATAGCTATTGTTCCCGAATCGGCTTCAATATCTAAATCTTCAGCAGTAATTTGAGCATTTACGTATGCCTGAGTTGCAATGGTTCCACTAGCATCAGGAAATGTTAATGTTCTAGTCTGCCCTCCTGTAATAGAAGCTGAACTAAAAGCACCAATTTTTGTATTATCTGAATTATTTCGAATTCTGAACCCACTGTCATTTGTAACTACTGCAGTAGAAGTTATAGAAGCTAAACCTGTAAATGAAGTTGCACTCCCTCCGAGAGCTACACCAGTGCTACCAATAGTTAATGAACTATTTGCAAGATTACTGTTAGCAATTGAAGATGCTGTAGTAAGGACTGTCCCTGTCTCAGCTGGTAAAGTCAATGTCACATCTGCAGTTGCTGCAGGTCCTACGAGAGTCGCAGAGTTTGTTCCATTATCAGTATCTTCTTTAAAAATTATGCTTCCAGCAGAACTTGAAGATCCTGTGAGAGTCGGAGCAGTAAGACTCTTATTTGTTAAAGTTTCAGAACCTGTAGTAGAAACTAAAGTGGCATTTGAAACTGCAGTATTAAATTCAGCAAATGTTCCAGTTAAAGTGTTATTTGCAAGATTTACAGATTTATTTGTTAAAGTTTCACTTCCTGATGTAGAAACTAGAGTTCCATCGGTAACAGCAGTATTAAATTGAGCTAAAGTTCCGGATATCGTATTATTTCCAAGAGCTAAAGTTTTATTTGTAAGAGTTACAGAATTAGTTGTAGTTACTGGATAAACAATGTCGCTTGTGAGTGCAACGGTTCCTGTGGAATCAGGAAAAGTTATGGTGCGATCTGCAGTTGGATCTGTAACAGCTAAAGTTGTTTCGAAATCATTTGCTGTGGCTCCTTCAAAAACAATATTTCCACTAGCAATTTTTATTGAGTTTGCAGCATCAGCAACTCCAGATATTAATGTAGTTGAAGCTAAAGATGTTAATCCTGTAAATGTTCCTTGAGTAGCTCCAAGAGCAACTGCAGTGCTACCAATTGTTATATCATCATTTGCTAATTGAGAATTAGGTATCGCATTAGTTCCTAACACTCCAGTAGAGGAGTTATATGTTAATCCATTTCCAGACGCTACACTTACTGCACCTCTAGCTCTTGCATTTGTAAAATATTGATTTGTACCCTCACTTAAATCAGAAGTACTATTTCCAGCAAAATCTAATTTATCAGAAGAAGAATTTAACTCCTGAAAAAGACCAGAAACAAGTACTAATGCCTTCCTAGTTGCCATTTAATATCTCGATCAAGTTCTTAACCAGAAGAACTTATTTATATATATTTTACGACGACTAACTGTTAACTTATTTCAACAGGTGGCTCAGTTCTTACTACTAATGAAGCTGTAGTAGCAGCTTCGCCAACTCGTGTAACAAAATGACCTGAACTAGATGGAGGTGTTTTTACTATTGCACCTGCAGAACTAGCTGACAAAAAATAAGAATCCCCAGGGTCTAATCCAGCTACCGGTGTAATACCTGCTACGATGCACGTTACTAAACTCCCTGCCGTAATTGTAGTTTCTACAAAACCAGCAACTCTTGCTTTATCTTGAGTATCGTTAGCAATTGCCTTTTCAAGTTTTCCATCACTAGTTCTTGAAAATACAGCATCACCTTGATTTAAATTTTCTGCAGCAATGGCTGCAAATCCATTTATCTTATTAGTTATCTGACCAGGCCAATTTGTCTTTGTATCAATCAATGCTTCAGTAAATCCCTGAGCATTTGGTGCATAAGGTGAGTAAGCCATTAACTTAATTTTATTGGAGGTTCAATTTGAATAGAGAGTTTAGTCGCAGTTGCAGCTTCACCTATTCTTACAACTGCCTGACCTGCAGAGGAGGGAGGAGTTGCGGTTATTGCACCTGATGTTGTAGCAGATAAGAAAAATAAATCACCAGCATCTAAACCACTTATAGTTTTTAATCCAGCAACTGCAACTTGTAAAGATTCACCTGCCAGTGCAGATACATTTGCAAACCCAACTACAATTGCATTTTCTATTAAACCATTAGCAGCACTAGCTTTACCAACCTGTCCATCTGAAGTTCTCATAAATAAAGCCTCTCCTTCGTCTACATCTTCAAAAGCAACTGCATTAAAAACAACCGCAGCTGGTGCAAAAGTAGGGAAACCTTCTTTTAAATCAAGAACTGAATCAACCAATCCCCTGTAATTAGGTTCATAAGGTTGACGTACCATATTCACACTATTAGCTATCATTAAATCTCTTAAGACAGCAATAGCTCCTTCTATATTTGGTTCATAACCTGTTGCCATTTAAATCTCCAACTCTTAATATTTTAAAATGTAGAAACCCTATAGAATAGAAGTAACGAGGATTACAAAGTGGAACCACAAGTTATTGCAGCAATCATTTCAGGTAGTATTGGAGCTTTTGCCGGAATATCAAGAGCTCTAGGAAATTTTAGTAAAAAATTAGACAGAAGATTTGAAAATGTTGAAAAAAATCTAGATAAGTTAAAAAATGAAGTTTTACACGATTATGTGTTAAAAGAAGATTTTTTAAGAGAAATGCAAGCAGTTCATAGTAAATTAGATAGAATTTTAGATCATTTACTAAGTAAATAATTAAACATTTATCCAACTAGCACTAGAAGATAGATATATTTTCAAAACCCCAGCACCACCTGCAGCTGTATCCCAATGTAATTGTCCGTTAATAGGATTAGCTGGTTGTCCACCGGAAACAGATGCTACGGCTTTCACAGTTTGAAAAGTTGTCCCATCATGAACTTTAAATATTTGAGTACTTACAGTATCTAACCAAGTTTCTCCTTTACTAGATGAAGTAAACCCAGCTGCTCCAGTATTAGGAGCAGTATTTCCTATATGAACAGGACCTACTTTTATTAATCCTGTATTTGGAGAAGCTGTATTATCTGCAAAAAATAAACCTGGACTTATGCTGTTATTATTTAAAGCTAATTCTCCCGATCCTAATCTTATTGGAAAGGGTCTATCATTTGCTGTACTTGATCTCCGAGTTTGAATTTGTACTGCCATAATTAGACGTTAATATATAATCCTGCATCTACTACTGTATCTTGAGCTGTCTCTGGATTATATGTTTCTGCATTTAAATTACTTGTATTAATTTCTTCATCTAATAACTCTCCGTTTAAATATTCTCCGGCTTTCAATAAACCTGATTCAAAAGCATTTGTAAATTCAGTTAAGGGTTTATTAACTATTCCAAACTTTATATCATCTAAAACAGTAGGAGCTTTATTAAATAGTTTATTTACCATTGCAATCATTCTGTTTGTAGTATTTAAAGATTTACCAGCTCTATCTAAATCCCCTTTCGAATCTCTTTTTAAACTATCAGTTAAAGTCATGGCAATAACAGAAGGATCAAAATTAGCTACATCTTGGGGCAAATTAAAATCTCCAATAATATTTTTATTACCTTCCCATTTTGTTGATCGATTATAAAGAGCAAAAACCTCTACAGCTTCTTGCATTTTTCTTTTCTCTTTAGCCCATCTCTTTTCCCAATTTTCGTAACCTTTTCCTAAAGGTCTATCACTTGGCTCTAACAACCATGCTCCAACATATTCATGTTTTTTTAAATTTTCTACAGTTACATAACCACCTGTAGTTTGATCAAAAGGATATATAACAACAAAACTATTTGGATTTGGTACGTCACTGATAGTATATTCTCCCGATATTGCATTACCACTTGTAAAATTTAATTGAATTTTATCGTTTTTATTTAAATTATGTTCTTCAAAATCAACAGTAATATTTATACCGTTTTGTGTGTATTTAGCAGCTAACTTTAATGGCTCATTACCTTCATCGTGCAATATCGACCACATAGCAGCGTAAATATGCTTGCACCAACGAAGTTGATAATATAAAAGATTTTGAAAAGAAAATTCTTTTTCATCTTCATATTCAGGTAATTCATAAAAATTGTTTATTGTGACATAACCGAGATCTCGAAAAACACCTGGTTCATCTCTACTTTCAGATACACTACCATCATTTTGTAAAACATTACCTGGCTTTGTATCTCTGAGAGCTGTTACAGGAAATCTTTCATGGTTGTTTTGACTAAATAAATTATAATTGTCTCTTCTAGAAAAATCTTGACAAGAGCAATTCCACCTTAATTCTGTTGTTAAAAATCTACCAACGGCAAAACCCCTATGAGCTGGTACTGTTGTTTTAGCAATAGTATCCACAGTCTTCGCTCCATAACTATCAGCTTTTTGAAAGATAATTTCATTAGTAGTTGCGTCAGATCCTGTAACCGTATATCCAACATAATCATCGTATCTAAATCCTCTAAGTAATCTGCTTAATTTTAAATTTCCTGCAGTATTTCCACTTGGTATTGTTGTGAATTTAAATTTTGTAGTATTTATAACTTCGATTGTATATCTACCGGAAGCTAAATTTCCTGTACTGACATCAACAAAAACTTTATTGTCAGAAGATAATCCATGAACAGAACTACATGTCACAGTTACTTCAGATCCTACTCTTGAATAAGTAGAATCAATACCAGTATCTTTTTCTATAATCCGATCTGCCATTCTTTCTCCTGCTAAAAATGCAACTTCTGTAGGTAAAGATCTAAGTTTTACTCTTACAAATCTCCAACGAGTATCATTAAATGCTGTTGAATTATGATAAGTAACATTTCCTGCCGTAACTGCAGCATTAGTAGCTGTAAGGGTAAAAGTATTTTGTGTCTTACTTACTATTGTCAGAGTCTCATCTGTCGCAGCTCCTGTAGATATATCTAGGAAAACATTATCTCCAGGGAATAATCCATGATCAGTTTTAGTTACTACTAATGTTGTACCATTTTGAGAATAAGTGGCACTTACAGAAGGAGCTAAATATCTTACATCTAATATTGGTAATCCAAAATCATAAAAACTAAATCCATCTGTGTCACGCATTCCACAAATATGTTCTCCTAATTCTTGATTAGTTGACGGAAAAGTAAATATTCTGGCAGGTATAAAAACTCCAGGGAATTGTTGAAAAGTAAAAAATAATCTATAGTCGCCTCTTCTATCTCTTTCTTTTGATGTAGATCCTAATATCTGCTGTGTAAATGTATATAATTCATAACCTCTTCTCCACCTAGTCCATAAAGAATCTTGATTATAAAATTTTACTTCACTTTCTAACGCATAACCATCAGACCCTCGTGGATAGACACTAGGTTTTTTTGGAATATTTTCAAAGTTTTTAAAATTATTTTTTAATTCGAAATTTGATTTATCTTCGAATTTTTTAAATCCGAATGACATGGTACTTAGTAGAAACCGCCTTGAAGATTACAATAAAATCCATTAGTTAGAGCTGTTGCTCCACTAGCAGCTACATATAAAGCTTGACCTCTTTTAAGCATTAAACCTCTTTGCTTTGGAGCTATCTCATTATTAGCACCAGCAAAGTTTGCAGCTCCTGATTGAACTACAGGGTGATTAATTAAAGGAAGTTTTTCAGTCAATGTTGTACTTAATATTTGATTTTCTGCTACTTGAGGAATACTCTGAACAAATAAAGGGAAAAACTGATTAATATTTGTAATTGTTCCTGTATTTACAAGATAAATACAGAAATCTATAGGAAGAGAAGCATCTACGTTACCAGTGATAGTTGCTCCACCTCCAATAGCAGGTACGGTTACATCAAATGTTGTTGATGTAAAGTTTGCTGTATCTTGAACTGTAAATGTATCATCGGTTGGAAAAGTCCCTGCACTATAAGTTTTAAAATCTAAAAATACTTTTTGTCCGATCTCTAAATTATGTCCACCTGCTGCAGTAACAGTACATACAGCTCCAGTAGCTGAGTAAGTTAATGTTGGAGCCGTCACTGCATCTATTTTCTCTATAACTCTTTTTGTATAAGTAAACCAAATTTCATCAATATATGCTCCACTAATTGAAGTATCTGTTAATGCAGAGTCAACATCAAATACTTTTGTTGCATTACCAACCGCTGTTGGAATTAAACTTGTTAAAAATGATTGTCCTGACGCAACTGTACATAGTGTTGATGTTGTCGCTGGGCGGTCAACCATTAAAGGTTGTTTGTTTGAACTACTACTTGCCACGTTATTTATTCATAGACTTATTTTAATTATATAGGAAGGCTTTTTTACTTATCTTTCTTATCTTCTTTTTTATTTTTAGCCATTTTAGACTTATCTAAAGCTTCTTTACGCTTTTCTTTATCAGACATTTCTTTACCATCTTCTTTCTTTTTATTCTTGTTTTTAAAATACTCTAAT